CGCGGTGCGACCGTGGGTGTCACGGCGGGTACATACCCACTTAATACAGGTGAAAGCTTCGGCGAGTTTGATGATGCAGGTGAAGATCTGACTGCTGATCGAGCCCTACAGTCCCTTCTAGTGGGTGCCGCCTCGACCGGCATCGAAGTGGGTAGTGAAGCGTTTTTATTTGGCAAGTTGGCTGGCCTAGCGAAATCAAAGGCGGGGCCAGATCCCGACGGCATACTCAACGTATTCGCCAAGAACATCGGTAGAGGTGCAGGGGTTAGCTCTCTCACCGAAGGTGCTACTGAAGCAGCACAGGAAGGATTATTAGTAGGGCAACGTTTAGCTGTCGATGAAAATTACAGTATAGACGATGCCCAAATGCGTTTAGGACAAGCAGCGTTCTTAGGCGCGATTGCTGGTACCGCTATGGGCGGTGCCGGTGGTGCTATAGCAACAACCCCAGAAGCGGTTAGCAGAGTTTTCGACAAGGCCCAAAACCTTACCCGACAAGGTAGAAAACAGCAGCTCGACGAAGAGATGAGGGTAGACCAGTATGGCTCCCTCAACTCTATCTTCACTACACCCGAATCAACTGCGGATCTAACTGCGCAGTTTGATGCTATGCAAGATGGCGAGTATGGCAAGCAAGCGGTGTGGGTTGCCGGTGAAAATACCACTCTAGGGCCAGATGCCCCTAACCAAGGCAGAGTTAAGAGAAACGGAGAGAATGTTTACTACGCTTTTATTGAAGGGCGCGGAACCATTTTCTCTTCGGATGCTAAGGTTGTAAATGAAGTTATTACAGGTAACGCATCTGACCCTTCTTTAGCGAAAGCTCTTGGTTACAGCTCCTCTAAATCCATGATGGATAACCCTGATGTGGTAGTCCAAGCCAAGAATGCCGACGGGGCGGTTATCTCTGAGGAGATAACAACCAACGAGGGCATGCTCGAAGCAATAAAGGCAGCGGAAGTCATTGCAGGGGCGAAAGGTAGCACGACGGTAACTTCTGTCGAAAAGGCGCAAGGCGAGCGAGCGCAGCGGTACAACGCAGAGCAAAGCCGCCAGATGGTTGTTGACCCTGAAGATCTTACTGAAACGAATCCCGAAGAGGCTTCACCTGAGGCACAGAATCTATCGGAGGTTGATGCTGAGGGCATAGATCTAGAGAGGACTAAGCCTTACGCGCCCAGACCTTCACCTGACGCTACCTACAGTGGGACTGACGCCGCTAGGTCTCGTTACAACGCTACTTTTGGTACCGATGTTAATTGGGCCAGTAGCCCTCTGGGTCTGGCCAGTGACGCAGCATTAAATAAAGCGGCTGAGATACAAGAGCGTAATCCGCAAACGTCGGTCGGCTTAGTCCAAGGCAGCGACGGTAACTTCAACATCGAGGCCAACCAGCTCGATGGCAGTCTGTATACCTTCCAAGATAAGAATGGCAACAGCCGTCGGCTTCCTCTTGGTGAGTTTATTGTTGAGTCAATACAGAAGATGACTCAACGAAGTAAGTTCAACCAAAAGCGCAAGGGTGTGCCATTTGTAACGCTCAAAAATAGTGAAGGTAAGTCCAAAGGAATCAATATTGCGGACTTAATTAACACCGGTAAGCGTATTAACCAAGCGGAGGCGGGTGCCACGTTCGAGAGTAGTCAGGCTGATACAGATGGCCTAAGCACTATTATTGGCGCTCTAGCAGAGCAGGGGTATACGCTTGAGGTTGATGGAGCTCCTTTACAAGGCGACTCTGCAGCATCAGTACCGGAGTCTTACAAAGGAGTATCTGTTAATAAGTCGAAGAGTCTTTTCGACGTGATGACTCGCAAGCCTACCCCGCAAGCCAAACCATTGAGCGCAGGGCAGACTAAACAGCTTGAGCGAGAAAGTGAGCGCGTTGATGGCCTCATTGGGCGTGCGCTTAGTAATTTCATTAATGACAAAAACCCTACCAAGGCAGAATACCAAGCCTATGAAGCCCGTCTTCAGGAGCGTAAAGCTGAAATGCTACGCGACATGGAGATCAACTTTGGCTTCGCTAGAGAGGATATGGTTGATACCGCCTCTTCCGCTAGTGCCTCCCAGAGAAATGTACCTGTAATCATGGGCGAAGATGGGACCGGCGGCAGACCCAATGAGCTGTTCCAGCGGGGCCAAGGCCCAGTGTTTTCTGAGCAGCCAGGACCGGAAGGCGAAAGCAGGGTTATCGGGATTGGTGGCGGCGAACGTATTCAAACCAATTCTCCTCCTCCCGAAGGTGAGCTCGATCTTGCCCAGTTAGCCCAGCAAGAAGGCGTCAATGCAGATCGCTTCCTAGAGATGGGCGACAATAATCCTGGCGTCAGTACTCGCGCCCCTAAGCCTGAAATTGATGCTGACGCAACACGTAAATCAGCCGACGAATGGCTGAGTGAGAACAAGCAAGCGGAAGTCATTGGGACACTGCCACAGACTGCTAAATCTTTGCTCAACACCATGCTCAAGAGACTACGTCTTAAAGGCAAGGTAGTGGTCATGACTGCTAGTGAGCTGCAAAACTCTGCGCTCGGCAACGGGCGTTACAAGTTTGGTGACAGAGTAGTTGATCTCAGCAGCAATCCAGCAGTGGCGCGAGCCCTTGAGAATTCAACAGCCGATGGCGCGGTCACCGGTACCTATATACCGATGCCGCAGAAAGACGGTGGTATGGCCCACCTTATTGTTCTCGATGATGTCTCTCTGACCAATGAGGCAGAGCTGGCGTTGACCATGGCGCACGAGCTTGGTCACGCGTTTTACAAAGAGGAAGTGCAGAAGGCCATCGATAACCCACAACTCCGGTCTAGGCTCTACAGGGATTTCCAAAAGTCCTTGGAAAAAGACCCTGACTTATACGCAGGGTATGAGGAAGATGTTGCCTTTGAGGAGTGGGTCGCTGACCAGACGGCTAAGTGGGGCGCATCGGAGCTGAAAGCCCGTAGTGTTGTCGAACGATTCTTCCGCTCGTTAGCCGAGAAGCTGCGCACTATGTGGAACTCTATGCGAGACACATATAAGCGACGGTTTGGGCAAGAGTATTCGCAAACCTTTGACGGGTTTGTTAAAGACGTAATTCGCAGAAAAGACCGCGATAACGTATCTGCTGTACCGGACATTTCACAATCGGCCCTCGACAATGTAGCCGGTAACGCGTTTGAGCCGGTTCGTCAGATGCGCGTAAACAACATCCGAGACGCCGTCCGTAAAGCCGCCATTTTAGGCATTGGTACTAAGGGTATCGATGCTTTGGAAAGCGCCGACTTAGGTGCCCACACCGCCAAAGCTTTTAGCGAATTCCTTAAACTGGTTCTTCCTGCACAAAGCCGGTTGCGTTTATTAGGCCGTCGAACTGGGGCGGGGCAAAAGATAGCTAACATGATGTATGGCCGGTCTGGTGAGCAAGGCTTGGGGTTTGTCCAACAAACCACCCTTAAAACTAATGAATTGCAGAATAGGCTGGAGAATCTTTTCGGCGGTAATTTAGATTACTTAGAATCTAAGGGGTTCCAAGATGCGGTGAAGGAAGCGGCTACAAGTAAGCCAACCGCAGAACTGTCTGAGGATGGGCAAATCATACGTAGATTCCTTGAAGAAATTCATGATGACTACATAGCGAAAGAGCCTAATACAGACATCAAAAAGCAAGCCGATTATTTCCCAGTGATGCTGGATCTCGATCTTGTCTCCGACAATATAGATGCCTTCGCTGAAATGGTTGCTCGCGAGCGCGGCGACATAACTGCGTCACAAGTTAAGCAGCGTATGACCGATGTTATTAATAACGCTAACGTTGAATTAGATACGCCTAATAAGTCGTTAGAGAGTGGTATTGACCCGCTGCATTCTGCGGAAGAAGCCATAGAACTGACTAAAGGGATCGATAGGGAAAAGCTTGTTGAGTTCTCTAAGGCTCCAGATCAGGCGCTTGTCCAATACATGCGGCGTATCGTTAAGCGCGTTGAGTGGAATCGAGCTACGAAAGGCGGCGAGACAAATCTTGCTTCTGAGCTAGCGAAGCTTGATAGCAAAGATTATGAAAGCGCCGAAAGAACTTTGGGAGCACTTCTAGGTTTCTATGTGCCGATGAGCTCCGAGATGCAAGTAGCGTCTGCTATCGGCCAAAACATACAGATATGGTCAACGCTGTCGTTGGCTACGTTGTCCTCGCTCCCCGAGCTTGCGACAGCAATTATTGCCACGCGTGAGTTTAGTGGCGTGATAACGGGCTTCCGAGAAATTATAAACACGATTGCTAACCCCCGAGAGCGTTATGAATTTGCTCGCGAGATTGGCGTTGTGGCTAACGACTCCATGGCGAACGCCTTTATGAGTGAGTCAGACCTGCAGTATATGGACGACACTAACCGAAAAATCGCGGATAAGTTCTTTAAGTACACAGGACTAGAGATGTTCACGCGCTTTACGAGAGTTTTTGCTGCGGGTATGGCAGAGAAATTTATTGTCAGCCACGCGATGAACCCTCGAAACCGGTCAGAGCGGTACCTTGCAGATTTAGGCTTAGATGCCGACATTGTTCAGCAGTGGGTTAAGGACGGTAAAGGGTTCGATACACCGGCGGGGCAACTCGTGAAGCAGGGACTTCAGAAATTTGTGGAGTCAACTATGCTCCGCCCTAACGCGGCAGAGCGCCCCGTCTGGGCGTCGGACCCTCGATATGCACTTCTCTGGCAGTTGAAATCATTCCCTTACTCCTACGGCCAAGTTGTGATTGGCGGGGTGTTGCGGGAGATGAAGGCGCGTGCACAAGAGGGACGTGCAGCCGGTAAGGGTGCGGGGCAGATCATCGCTCAAGACATGGCACCACACATGGCTCTATTTGGGCTGGCTGTGTTGCCATTTGCCATGCTGTCTCTCGAATTAAAAGAGCGAACGAAATATGCCATGGGCGCGATTTTGCCGTTCGCGGAGGCTGATGCGCGAGTATTTAAGACAGACCGTTTGGATTGGACAGAGTACTTCCTAGCGGCTTATGGCGCTGCAGGAGTCTTTGGCCCATTAGCTTTGCTCACCAGTGCGCAAACAGACATGAGGTGGGGCAAGCCACCAGTGAGTGTCTTCGGGCCGACCGTAGATACTCTTTATCAGGTTCTAATCAAGGGGGACTATCAACGTGCCCTGCCTTTGTATAACCAGTTCGGCTAGGAGGTAGATATGGCGGATTATATTATCGCGAAAGCGCAAGAAGGATGGGAATGGTTAATTTTCCGTCCTTGGGTAACCATCAGTGTGGTCGTAATTTTGGCCCTGCTAGTGCACCTATGAGGTAACTAGAGATGATTCAACTCGTTAGTGCGCTCATCGGCCCTATCTCCTCAATCCTAGATAAGGTTATTCCCGACAAGGATCTCAAGGAAAAGCTCGTTCATGAGATTGCGACCATGGCTGAGAGGCATGCGCAAGAACAGGCCATGGCTCAGATCGAGGTCAATAAAGTTGAAGCCGCCCACCGCAACTTGTTTGTTGCTGGGTGGCGTCCAGCGATCGGCTGGGTCTGCTGTCTTGGCATGGCAGGAAACTTCTTAGTTATTCCCTTCGGGAATATGGCTTTAGAGCTTATGGAAACCGGCGTTGTTATCCCGATGATAGAACTGGAAACGATGATGCCTGTACTGCTTGGCATGCTCGGACTCGGGGCCATGAGAACCGTAGAAAAGACTAAAAATGTTTCGAGGGAAAAGTGAGAGAAGCTGCTAGGAGATTGATGGATTGGGAAGGTTACCGCCAATTCGCTTATCGCTGTACCGAAGGTGTATTAACCGTGGGTATTGGCAGAGTGGTAGAGCAGGGGGGTCCAGGATTATCTCTGGAAGAAAGCCTGATGTTGTTAGAAAACGACATAGATCGGGTCGAGGAACGTTTGCTGGAGACTTACCCTTGGTATGCAGGATTGTCTGAGAGCCAGCAGATTGCCCTAATATCCATGGCTTTCCAGTTGGGGATGCGAGGCTTGGCAACCTTTAAGATGGGTTTGGCGAGTCTGGAAGCAGGCTCTTGGCAAGAAGCGCATGACCATTTCCTAGACTCGAAATGGGCGGAACAAACCCCTTCGCGTGCGGAAGAGGTGTGCTCGTTGATATTAGTAGAATAGAAGATCTTGTGGAATTAGTTTAGAATAGCTAATATAATTAATACTGGGTGCTGCTATGGCTGAAAAAATAAAGTTAGTGCAGGGGGACACGTTACCTTCAATAAGGCTAACCCTCACAGACCCTGTTGATGGGCAGGTTGTAAACCTGTCCGACCCGACCACGACGGTTCGAGTTTACTTCAGGGCAGTAGGTAGTGCCACGGTACTTTCGACGATTACGTGTTTCAAGGTAGGTGGCGGTATGACAGGCGTAGTCAGATTTGATTTTTCTGGGGGCGTATTGGATGTCCCTGCTGGCCCATATGAAGGAGAGATTGAAATCGACTTTGATGGGGCCAAACAAACGGTTTACGACAAACTCAAATTTTTTGTTCGCGAAGATTTCGCATAGCGGAGGACACCCATGTCAGCAATGTCAGATTTCCTGGAGAATAGTCTGGTAGACCAGATTTTTCGTGGTCAGACGGCTCCTACTACATCGACCCTGTATATAAGTCTCTACACAGCCGCGCCTAGTGATGTAGGCGGCGGTACTGAATTGACCGGCGCAGGGTATGCGCGAGTTGCAGTTACCTCAAGCCTAACAAATTGGGCCGGTACTCAGAGCTCCGGTAGCACTGTGGCTTCCACTGGAACAGGCGGCGGCACCAGCAACAATATCGCTATTACTTTTCCTGAACCAACTGCTGGTTGGGGGCAAGTCCAAGCGTTTGGTGTTCATGACGCATCAACCGGTGGGGATCTGTTATTTCACGGTTCCTTGACCATTAATAAAACTATTAACGAAGGCGATACGGTGACATTCCCAGCAGGATCGTTAGCCGTAACATTTGCCTAAAAAGAGCGCAGTTAAATGCTGAATAAAGCGCGTTTTAATCAAGTCTTATTCAACGGGGGCGTAGCCTACGTTGCGAAGCTTGTCGCGCTCACGGGGTCACTGGTTGTCAGTGGCTTCGCTTCAGCAGATGTACAGATAGATAAGCCTTTCGCTGCAAGTGTAACGCCTAACGTTACAGTTTCAGCCCCTCTAGAGAAACTGTCTCCGCTCGCAGCAGCAGTGCATGCAGCAGTAACGTCTCAGCCAGAGCTGGCTCAATCTACGAATCTTGGCGCGGTCATTAACACCAGCGTCACACTCGCACCAATAGACCCAATAATACTGAACGTTGTCAGGTCTTCTGTTGACGTTACAGCTACTGTTGCCGATGTTGAAATTGAACAGACGACGCCTATGTCAGCGGTTGCTCCTGCAGTTGCAGAGGCAGGCGGCGTATTTGACCTTCTAATACCAATAGAGGGGCAAGCTTCGGTTGAGGCCACAAGTAACCCCGAACTTGAGCTCATAGTAAATCTTGATGGTCAATCGTCGCTTGGTGGTCTGCAAGCGTCTGGCACTTTATCTGGCGCAGTTGATATTGAAATACCACTTGCGGCGCAGGTGGTTAATGTAGCTTCTGCCGCAGGTTTATTTGAGCTTGAAATACCTCTAGGGGCAGATGCACTAGCGCAAGGCGCAGTGGCTGGAGATGTACACCTAGACATACCTCTCGATGGCTATTCTGACATTGGTGGTATCCAAGCGGTTGGAACGCTTGAAGCTGACCTTGGCCTTATAGTCAACCTTGAAGTAGCACCCACAGATTTAATCGCGCTATCTAGTGGTTATATCAAGCTGGACATCCCTGTAGCAGTAGACGCATTAGCCTCTGCGGCAACGACGGGTGGTATCCACCTTGATATACCCATTGGTGGCACGGCTGACACAGCCGCAAGCGCCGATGCTGATGTTCACATCACAGTTAATCTGGATGGGCAGTCGTCCCTTGGTGGGATACAGGCTGAAGCATCTCTTGTTGCTGACGTTGATCTTACGAAGCCGTTGGGTGTTGCAGTGCTTGGCCCTGTTACGGCCACTGCTGATATCCACCTCACTAAGAAGCCATCCGCTAGCGTTGACACCAATGCAGTAACTGCAGGCAACGTGCACTTAACTATTCCGGTTGCTACGAACGCAGAAGCAGCGGCAGAAATAGACAATTCCAAGCTTCGGGTTATTCATTACTACGACGACCTTGTGGTCGCTATTGATTTTGATGGCGTCCAAGCGGCTTACGCAGTTTACGGCGGTATCGAAGCGGCTTACGAGATAGAAGATAGCTCATCGGCTAACTGGGAAATAGACACAGTGGAGGCAGCGGGTATTTCCTACTTGCTGCAAGCAGCTTAAATGGCGGTTTTATATTCAAACAATGCAGAAACGACGATCACGGGTTCGATATCGGCTTCGGCGACCACACTCGTGGTGGCTACGGGCTCTGGGGCAGAGTTTCCCAATCCTGGCGCTGATGACCATTTTTACATCACTTTGGTTGGTGATGATGGGACCGGAGGTGATGTCCTTGAAGTCGTCCGATGCACAACTAGAAGTGGAGACACTTTGACAATTGAACGTGGTCTCGATGGCACGACCGCTTCAGCGTTTAACGCTGGCGACAAAATTGAATTGAGAGTCACCAAAATCTTAATGGATGACATTCAAGAAGATGCTGCTGATGAGGCGATGGCGATGGCCATTGCTCTTGGGTGAAGGTGAAAAATGGCGACTAGTTTTGTTAATGCAACATCGAGCGACATAGGCGTAGCTGAGACAACGATCTACACAGTAGGCGCGTCAGAAAAAGCGTTGTTGATCGGGTGCAATGCAGCAAATGTCTTCGGAACCATTGTTCCGTTTTCACTAATTCTGCGACGTAGCAGTGGCGACACATACATAGCCAAAGATCTACGTGTAATGAATGGCGAGAACATTGAGGTAATGAAAGGAAGAATAGTCATGGTCAGTGGCGATCAACTTATTGCTACGGCTGGAATTGATGCGGCATACGACGTAATCGCGTCGTTGCTCACAGGGGTTAAATAATGGCTGGATTTTATTCAGGCACGGATTTAGCGACACAAACTTTTTATGGTTTTCGTTTAGACAACGCCACTGGCGACCTAAATGTAGAAATCATTAATGACGGAAGCGCAGTGCACATTCCTCAGGAGGGGGCCATAGATGCCAATGATTACAAGGCATGGGTCTGGAGTCGAGACACTGTTCGATTCCAGTGGGATGACAACGGTCACTTGATGGTGAAATTCTTATGACGCAACTTATAGATCTCGGAAAGCTGAGGTTCCATTTCGCCGGTGAGTGGGGCTCTACTACACAATACGAAGCCAATGACATTGTTAAGTACGGCGGTAATGTCTATGTCTACACTTACGGGCTGAAGACTTCTGGCAACCTGCCTACTGATAACGCTTACTGGGCTTTAATGGTCGAGGGCTTTAAGTTCTCTGGTGTATTTGACAGCGCAGTTGAGTACCAAGTCGGCGACGGCGTTACCCACGGCGGTAAGGTATATGTCGCGGTTATTGATACTCTAGGTAACACCCCACCTAATGCCACTTACTGGTCTCAGTTTGTTGATGGCATTCAGT